CAAACGCCCCGATTGGTTAAAGTTGCCCGGCACTATTGCCAGCCCGCCGCCGAAAACAGACGCCACGCCGGAAGCGAATTTATGCGGGCCTATTCGGAAACGGGAATTATTGCCACGCAGCGCCATGATTAGCCGCCATAACCGAAATCAAATTCAATAAAAATGGGGCTGGTGGTGGTCGTTGCGCCAGTTTGGAACAGCAAGAATTTCAGACAAGCGCCATCTTTGATTCGCGGCAAGCTTGGCATTTGGTTCACGAAATCGGTCATGGAATGAATGCCGTTTGCCGGAATCGGAATGGTGAACAGCGGCTTGACCAGGTGAATGACCATTTGGCCCGATCCGGTGTAAGCGGTGCCGCCGGAAAACGTAAAGTTTTCAATATCCTGAATGCCGGTATCGCCCGCCGCAAGCGGGATAAAAGGCCCGTATCGGTTCGCGGCGTTGCCGGTGTGGATAATTTGACCGGCCACAGGGGTCGCGGCACAGCCGACGGTCACAGGACAGGTTCGGCCGGTGGTTCCGGCGCTGTTCGTATAGGTGAAAACGGTCATGTTCGGGCCGCCAGCGGTGGCCGCCACTTCGCACGAAATATATGCCCGCAAACCCTCGCCGTCGGGATAACGTGCAGCGCCACCCAGCGCGGTCATTGTCACGGTGCGCGACGTGGTGCCGGTCACGTCGGTGCCGGTCACGGGGATATAACCCACCTGATCCACGCACATCAGCACCCAAGGCGCACCCGCCGCCGCGAATACCGAAGCGCCCGCCGTCAAAATGTGTTTGGTCGCAGTCGAAACGTTGCCGCCGTGGTAAATCGCGCTGCTGTGCGTATCGTCGGTCGATACATAGGTCAAAGACGTGCCAGCATAAGCGTCAGCCACAGGCGAACCCGCGAAAACGCCCAAATCAGTCCACGTTCCGGCTACTTGCGCCACAGACGTGGTTTTATTCACGATTACTTTGTCATATTTGCCGTTTACCGTGATTTGGTTAATCAAATCGTCTTGCGATGTAAAGCCCATGTTTAACCCCAGACTGTTTCAAGTGTGCCGACCAGCTGGGAAGACGCAAGCGAACCCGCGTTTCCTTGGCCGATGAATGATAAAAATGCGCCGTCGTGAATACGGTTCGGGCTGTGCATTCGAATCGCTTCCCGTTCGGAAGCGGATCCAAAACTTTCAAGGGTGCCGGTGGTGGTGCGTCGGCTTTCTTCCATGATGTATTCGGTCTGAATCGGTTTCACCAATACAATCGCGCAAAGCCCGCCATTGGCCACGCTGAACGTGACCGATTGGATACTTTGCACACCCTTGTCGCCCTCTTGCAGCGCAATGAACGGAACCACGCCCGCCGCGGCCTGAACGCTCGAAACAAGCGCCCCGGATGGCTGGGCCGCCGCGCAAAAATGGTTTGGCGTCACGCGCCCGGCCACGCCGTCGGAATTCGTATAATTAACGGTGAACTGGCCGCCGCCCAATGTCGGGGCTTGCGCCACCATCATCATTTTGACGCCCTCGCCGCTTTCATATCTCGGAAGCGTTAGGGTTGTTTCTGTCACCTGTTCTTCGCCCGCCGCATCCATGTCGAAAAACGGGTAATAAAGCAAGTAATCCAGCAGAATCAACGGCTGGTTTTGGTTCGTGGTGCCGGTGTCCGAAGCGGATCCCGACATAAGGCACAGCCGTCGCACGAACTGTTTGGCCGGTGCCACTTCCGGAACATATATGCCCTTTTCGCCCTCAAGTACAGCAGACAAAAGCGGGCTTGAAGCGTAATAATTCGGCACAGGATTACCGGCAGCGGTCGAATAGTCGAACCATTGGCCGGTGATCGTGGTCGAAGCCGGTGGCACCTTTCGAAAGGTACTGATCCAGTTTTTCCCGCCCTCGGCCGCACTCGCCCAAGCGCGAACGTTCCGAAAGCCGGGCATTAGTCAGCGCCGACAGACAGGGTTCCGGCCTGAAATTGCGGCTGAATACCGGCCGAAACGTTCAGGGTCGAAGACAATGCGCCCGAAATCATCATATTGACAGCACCCGAAGCGGTATCGACCACGGCAAAATGCGTCAGGGCATTGCTGCCAGCGGTACAGGCCGCGAACTGAATCAGCGCGGCGTTGGTGAACGGCGAACTGGTGCCAGTCCATGCCGTTGCCTTTGTCAAAGCCACGCGGGCATAGCCGGTATAATCAGCTTCGGCCGCAAGCGAACCCGTTTCGGTCGGGTCGGCGTCAAACAGCGCAAGGTATTGCGTCGCGCCCGCCCTGTATGCCGGATCAATTCCGCGCAGAAAAACGTCTAGGGCATCGGCTTCGGTAATGTTCGACAATGACATAATGAAATCCTAAAAAAAGGCCCGGCGAACCGGGCAAGGGGGAATTACGGGTGTTTTTTCTGGCGGCCGCGCTGTTTTTGCGCGTCTGCCACAGGTTCGGGGGTGGGTTCAGCCTGAACAGCCGGTTTTTTTGCCGGGCGCGACGCGAATACCGCGACTTCGGCCACATCGACGAAATGCTTTGCCAATTCAAGCGATACGCGGGCGCGACCGCCACGTGTAAAGCCGCCAAAGGCTGAATTTGCGCCATCTTTAATGAAAATAATTTCAGCTTGCATAATTACCTCAAAAAAAGCCCCGCTTCGGCGGGGCTTTTCAGTTGTTCCAGCGATTAAGCCGGGGTCAAGTCACCACCACGAACGGCGGCGGGCTTCTCAGTTGCGAGAGCAAGACGGCGTTCGGCGCGAATGGTGATCAGGTTTTTGGTGAAGTTGTCCGAATCGGAATCGGACATTTCCACCACGACGCCCTCGCGGTTGTGAATCATATAGGCTTCGCTGAAACGGCCGATTTGGAACGTATCGGCAGCCATGCCAATGGATTGAATCACCGGCAGACCGAAAAGGAACGCTTGTCCGGCGGCATTGACGTTATACAGCGTCTGACCGGCGGCGGTGGTGAACAGTTCGATTTCGATGGTGGCCCAATCGGCCGGGTTCAGAACAATGGCGTCCGGGGCGTAGCCAGCGGCGTATTGCGCGGCAATTACCTTACGGAACAGAACCAGCTTTTTCAGGGTGGAACCCAGCGCGGCGTCTGCAATGCCGTGGGCGGTGTAGTTGCCCGAATCATAGGTGCCGGACAGGTTCGGGGCGGTGCCATCACCGACCACCAGCTGCGTATCGACTTTTTGATTCACGCCGTAAACCATGCGGCTGTTCACGTAGGCGGCCAGCGCCGGGGCGTCAGCGGCTAATTGCTTGGAAATCTTGATCCAATGTGCAACGGTCGAAACCGGCATATTGACCAATGACCAAGTAAGGTCCGATTCACCTTTGGCGGCACCCTCGGCGGCTTCTGCGGCCGAATTGGTGAAGCTGGCTTCTTTGGTGAATTCGATGGCGTTGGAACTTGTCACGGTCGATGGAATCAGGGATTCCATGCTGAAAGGCAGATAAGCGCCGGCCACAACGCCCGGCTTGCGATCAGGTGCGACGTTGGTATCGGAACCGACCAAAGTGTTTTTAACTTCGATACGGAACTTTTGGGCTTGGCCGCTGGCAAAATCAGCATAGCGGGCATTTTTGACCACTTGATCGCCCCAAGTTTCGACTTTCGGGGTTTCCGGCATCACGAAACCTTTTTGTTCCAAGGTCACAAGACGGTCTGCGATTTCGCGCTGATCGTCACCGAACTTTTTGATTGCTTGTTCCACATTGTCAGAAACGTGGCCCATTGCTTTTTGCTGGGCGCTGGCCTGTTCATCGAACTTGGTAAGCTTTGCCTCGATACCATCGAGGGCTTTCATAATTGCATCAGTCATTGCTAATTCCTTAATTTAGGACGAAAAAAAACCGCCAGTCGGCGGTCGGGGTTGTTTTATTGCGGGATTGCTTACGATTCGGCCAGCTTCTGCAAGCGGGCTTCAATCATTTTCATTTGGGCTTCATTGGCACCGGCTTCGCACTCGGTTGCAATTACGGCTTTCATGCGGGCGGTTAAAGCAAGGGCCGCCCCTTTACTGAAGTTTCCGGCATCCCGCAGAAAACGTTCAAATTCTCGGATTGATTCAATTTCGTTGATGGCCAGCATCATATCTTCGGATTTCACCGATTCAATGCGGGCTTTACCATCGGCGGGGAATACCACCGCAGACACTTCCATCAGGTTCGACCACGAACGGATCGTGCGGCCGTTTTCGGTTTCGTCGTAATCACCCTTTTTCAGATAGCCGCCGATCGACAGGCCATCAAGGGTTCCATGCTTCATGGCGGCATGAACATCGGCCGAAATGCTCAGGTTCGGGGTCAGTTCGCCCTCCACATACAGGCCAATATCATCTTCCTGGGCGGTCAGCCACTTACCAACAGGCATATTCCAGTCGTGATTGAAGAACATTTTCGGCATTCCGGCCGCCAAAGACTTTGCAAACGCGCCCTTCAGGATGGTATCGCCGTAAGAATCGACGCCGTTCCACTTCGACGCATAGCCGGAAAAACGGCCAGTATCAGACGCCATTTTGATTTCAGCATCGGCAAAATTAAGGGTTTTACGCACTAGCATTTGCATTTCCTTGGGTTTGGCCCAATTGGGCGACGGGTGCCATGTTCACTTGCGCCGTTAAATCGTCGCCACCGACTACCGGCGGCATATTTTCAAATTGTCGAACTTCGTTTCGGGTCAGGAAGCCGTTTTGCACAGCGGTTGAATAACTGGTGTACCGTTCCGACAGGTTGCCGCGCAGCAATGCGTCGTGGCTGAATTCCGCATCCATGCGAGCGCGTTGTGCTGGGGTCATTACCCGCTTGCGAACGGCTTGTTCAATCGAAACCAGCATCGGGCGAACCGAAAGCTTGTGATAACCATCAACAATTTGCGCAATGCCTGAACCCCATGCGGTCACGTTTGCATGGTGGATCAGCACCGGGGGAACGTCGAACCAGCGGCAGATTTCTTCAGTGCCGAAAATTCGGCTTTCAAGCAATTGCTGCTGTTCCGGCGACAGGCTCAATTGCTGATATTTCATATTTGCTTCAAGGATGGCCAGCCGCGACGAATCGCCGCTTTCCAAATCGCTGAAATTGTTCCGCAAGGCTTCCCGTTGCGGCTCGGTCAGCAGTTTTTCGACCATCAGAACGCCGGTCGGCTTGCCGCTTGTGGCAAACGTCTTGCTGGCCTGATAAGCGGCTTTTGCCGATTCATCAGTGGTGGCACGCATATATTCCAGCTTCGAAAGGCCGGTGGTGCCGTTGCCTAGGTTTTTCAGGTGAAGCACCGAATCTTCCGGGAAAACCCAAACTTCCGTGCCGGATTGGTACTTATAGGCCATCGAGCCGTTATCAAGCACCACCGCTTCCACCTGGTCGGCAGGCATTGGCCACAGTGCAACCGCTTCACCTTTCGGGCCACGGTCAATTCTGGCGTAAGCATTACCGCGCAAATCATGGTTTAGCATCATGGCCCGCCAAAATTCAAACGGGGTCATTCGTGAATTTGGTGAATCGTGAAGCAATTTATACAGGCCGGATTCCCGCGCCAGTTGTTTTTGCCCGTTCGCGTCGCGCTCATAAGCGAAAAACGGCAGGCTGGCGATGGTAGTGGCCCGGCGATCAATGCAAGCCCAAACGGCCGCAATTTGCAAGGCGGCATCCGGCGAAATGTTTTTAGCACCGGCCACTAGCGACGCCGACGGTACGCTCGTCTGCACCCCCGGCTGTTCGGATAGCGAACCGCCGAAGCCCAGCCAGCGGCCAAAAGTATTAAATACGCTCATCGAATCACCGGGTTAGTTAGGAAGGCATCAAATGCTTTTGAATCAAAATCACTTGTGGCCATGACGCGGCCCATCGCGCTACAAAGCGCCACGAAACCGTCAATTTTGTTTTCTGCGCGTTCTTTGCGCGGATATACGTTGTCTTTCGCGTCAACTTTCGCCACCACGTTCGACATCATCCAGTTCATGACCGGGTCGCCGTCGTGTTTCAGCTTGCGGTCACGAATCAGGGCTTCAATCTGTTTCATGGGTTCGCTGAAATTCAAAACGGTAGGCTTGAATTCCACCACCGGAATGCCTTCGCCTTGCAGCTGTGTCACTAGCATGGTGGCTTGGTGCGGGTCATAAGCCACGTCGCAGACTTCGAACTGCTCGCAGAAACTGCAAATGTCTTCGAATATCTCGTTAAAGTCGATAATATTGCCGTCGGTCACGGTCAGCAAGCCTTGCTGGTGCCATGCGCGATAATGCTGGTTTTCCGGCAGATTAACGGTTTCTTCCGGCAAATAATACTTGCCGAACCTTGCAAAGCCGTCGCCATGCTTAAACAGCAGTTCAACGGCGGCAATATCCACTTTTGAAGCCAAGTCCAAACCGATCCAGCATTCCTTGCCTTTGAAGCCCTCAAGCTTCAAGGCCGGTTCCGCGCAGTCGGCCCAGCGTTGCATATTGATAAACGCGTCACGCGCCTGAACCCAGAGATTCAAATGCTTGGTTTTGAAATGGCCTTGCTTGCGCGGGTTGTTTATTGCGTCGCGTTGCTGGGCCAAAAGGAATTCGGCTTCTACAGAAACCCCATAATTCGGGTTTGCCTTGCGTAAAGCCGCTTCCGAAGTCCAATCATCGTCTTGATCCGCTGAATAAATCAGCGCGAACAGCCGATCATCATCCAAAACCCTTTCTAAAACCTTTTGGCATTCCAGCCAATCATCACGACATGGGCCGGCCACATTGTCGCCAGCGGTCGAAATAACCAAGGACATAGGCTGCTCACGCGCACCCATACCCGTTTCCATTGTTGCCAGCGCATCGTCGGTCGCGTGTTCGTGATATTCGTCGATGATCGCGCAGTGCGGGCTTGAACCGTCGCCGGGTTTCCCGATCACAGGTTCGAACTTCGACATATCGGCCAAGCGCGTCAGGCTCTTGGCGTTCACTTCCATGCCAAAGGCTTGCACCAGGTCAGGCGTTTTCAGCGCCATCTGTCTTGCTGGGCTGAACACTTCCCACGCCTGTTTTTCATTGGTGGCGCCGGAATACACTTCAGCGCCTGGTTCACCATCGGCGGCAAACATATACAACCCGATCGGCGCGGCCAAACTCGACTTGCCGTTTTTGCGCGGCACGTACAAACGCACCTTGCGGAACCGGCGCTTGCCGGTTGACTTATTCAGCCAGCCGAACATCGACCCGACCATGAAACACTGCCACGGTTCCAGCGTAATTTTCTGCGGCTTGCTACCCAGCGCCCACTTACCCTTCACATGGGGCAGCAGTTCGATGAACTTGCAAGCGCGTTCGGCCTTTTCGGCGTCGAACTTGTACGGCCATGCCTTGTCACGCGACCGTTTCAAGTCGGCCTTGTGGCGTTCACAGGCCAAAACCACCCATTTACCAGCGGGGATTTCGCCACTAATCACGCCCTTTACGTAGGCATTCAGCGCGTCGATGTGTTTGGAACTATGGGTTTTCACGATAAATCAGCAAATGGATTTGCCGGCGCGCCCTTTTTCGGAACCTTGACCTTCGCCCGATCGGCTGGGGTCATGCCCAATTGACCAAGCACAGCTTGCAAGCGCGACAGCCTGGCATCCGTAAACAACGGCCGACCGTTTTCATCACGGCCACCGCGTCGG